GCATTTGGAGCAGACTTTTCACGATGGACGTTCTTAGCTCCGACATCATACACTGGAGGTCCAATCGCCCAGTTCGCAGGTCAGGCGATGGGGGCATACAACGCCCAAGTAACTGGAGAAGACGATCCTGTGGCGAAAATTCAGTCGAAACGGCTGAGTCGATTCGCGACCACACAAGTACTTCCTCTTCCAGTCGGCGCAATGCGCAACTACTACACGGCATTGGATTCCCTCAGAGATGAAAACTATGGAGACTTTGTCAGACGCACCCTCGGCCTTCCCAAAGACAAGCAGTAAGCGCATCTGCCTCGACGCAGGGCATGGCGGCTCCGACCCCGGCGCGGTCTTTCAGAACTTCCGGGAGAAAGACATTGCACTTGCGGTCATACTGCAAGTGAAGGCCTTTCTTGAGACGGACGGTTTTAACGTCACCCTGACCCGCGGAGCAGACATCACAGTTTCGCTCGCTGAACGGTGCCGAATTTCGAACGACGCAAAAGCCGACATATTCATGTCCGTTCACCTGAACGCGGACCCCGATCCGGATATGCCCGGCATGCAAGAGGCTTCCGGGGCGGAGGTATGGCATTTCGCCAGCAGCGAACGCTCTCGCGCCTTCGCGGAGGGAATTGCTGAAAGACTCCGCCAGAGTCTCATAGGGCGCACCTTCCGTGGGACAAAGGCAACGGAACACCTCTACGTACTCAAGAACACACGGTGCCCAGCCGCTCTCGTGGAAGTCGGGTTTGTGGACTCCCGGCGAGACGCCGAACTGCTTACTCGCCCTGACCATCAGGTGTATGTGGCTCAACTTCTGGCGACGGCTGTGAAGGAGTACCTTCGCCGCGCTTGAATTGTAAGAGGGCTTTGTGCAGGGTGTTGTAGGACAAGCCCAACTCGGTTGCGACAGGGGTTACCCCCTCATTCCGGCACCGCTCCACCAGTTCCGCCGTCACCACCACCCGCTGATTGTTCTTCCCTCCCCTCGGCCGGGTTGGAATCCCGTTCGCCGTCAGCCGTTTGTGGATGGACGCTGTCCCCGAGTCGAACCTCCTGCTGAGTTCCGCTATGCTCATCTCCCTCCGGCTGTACAGGTCCTCCCACATTTCCTTCTCCCCCGGGTACTTCATCTGCTTCGCCAGCTCTTCCCAGTCTTCCGCTGCCATCTGAGTCTCCTTCCGCCGGTTTGAACGTGATCGTTGTTTCCTTCAGCCCAGCCCGAACCTCGATCTGATCCTCCGGTTCGAGCAGGTTGTACGTGCTGTGCTTGACGGTGACCGAGCCCCCTGCCTCAATACAGAGGCACATGAGAGTATGCAAATACTGCCGATTCTGCTGGAACGCGTTTCGCGCGTCCTTCTCCCGCTGTCGAATTGATACAGGGTGACCCGCACCTCTACGCTTTAGCTTGCTGAACGGGTTAGCCATCAACGTCTCCTTATTTAGCTTCTTTCCATCCGAGAGGGGTGAGGTAGTAGGCGCGTTCTTTCGCGTCGTATTCGATTAGGTCGGATTGGCGGAGCGTGTCAATGCAACGCCGGAAGTTATCTGCATTCATTCGACGGGTGTTTTTCCGGAGGAGGTTCGAGTGCTTTTCCATCCCGCCTGTCGCTTTGAGTTGCTTTAGAAGGAGCATTTGTTCCGCGCCAACTCCGCTTTCGGAGAGCTGGTCGAACGTGCCAGGGAGGAAGCCTTCGACCCACTCCAGAATGGATTGCGCCATTTTGAAGTGCCGTTCTTCCACTACGAGCTGCCCGGTGCCTTTGCCTTCGGCGATTACGAGGATCATGGACAGTCGCCAGACCTGATCAGGGATACGGGCAAGGTATCCTGCAAAGTGTTTGTTGTCCGCCGCCCGGTCTGTCACCTCGGAGTACCACTTGTCCCACCATTTGAAGGCTTCGGGTGTTCGGGAGAACTCGCCCCGGACTTGGGTGATTAGTCGGAGCCGGCGGATGAGGTCAATTCTCATCTTCTCGTCGAGAGGAGGAGGCTCGCTGAACCTGCGGGGAGTGCGTTCCTGGACGACAAACAACAAACGGCTCATGAAGCCGCCGCCAAAGGCGTCTCGTGGGATGGCGTGTTGGATCCAGTCCAAGGTGGAAGCGCCAAGGAAGGTCAGCCCTACGTTTGTGAGTTCGGCGTTCCCCCGCATAATCGTTCCGGAGCTCCACTTTGCAGGGTTATCCGCAAGGGCTGTAAGCATCGGAATCATCCCTTCCTGGTACTTCTGTTTCCCGAGGAAGACCGCAAGCTCGGGGGCGAAGATGAGGCCGACGGCGTTGCCTTCCTTTTCTTTGAACGCCTCAATGAAGGCTTCGGGCGTGAGCTTGTCGGCGAGGACGTTCCCACCGATTCCACGGAAAAGATTGATCGCCAAATTGCAAGCAGTTGTTTTTCGTACGACGCCGGAAGGCCCGACAAGAACAACCCACATGTTCGGAAAGATATCCTTGTCCCCCCGTCGGAAGTAGACGTTACGAGCAAGCGTAGAGGCGATTGCGAGCGCCCCGGCGAAAAAGTGGTACGCCGTCGGCGGCTCCGTGTTGCGCGTGTATTCGATGTAGTCACTCAACCACCCTGTCTTTGGGATGAGGTCCTCCAGGTCGCTTTTCTTTCGCTGTGGCTCCAGCATGTCCGCCAGCGCACTTTCACTAATCGCATACAGCCTCGCTATCCTTCCCATAAGCTCGGGCGGTCTCGCCCCCGGCGGTAGGTCTTTGACCCACGATAGAACCTTCTCACGAAGTGCCGGTGTGTTCCCTTCAGGGGGAAGTAAGTCGATCACGTTGATTAGATCATAAATCTGTGCACTTAACGGCCGCGATGCAACCTGTGCACGCGGTTCGGTCATGTGCCCTCCTAGACGAAACGTCGAAGGTATGCGATGTTACGGAGGATCATACGCATCTTTTCGGGTTCGATATCTCGAACCTTATGCAAGTCCGCCGAGGAAACTGCTGAACCGCGCGGGCTCGTGTCGAAGTCCATCTGTTTGTTCTCCAGCCCCCACTTCACAGGTTTGGCTGTGTCGATTGAGAGGGTGTAGGGAGGAAACGGCCAGCGCCGCTCGAGCCTCTTCCACCATTGTGCCTCGGGGAAGTCCGACATGCCAAGCAGGTGAATGAACTGCGGCCACGCCTCAACGCGGGGGTAGGACTCGAACAGTTCCTGGAACCAGACCTGCCGCGGTTCTCGGTAGGGAAAGCACAGCATCTTCACTCGCGGGGCGACGTTCATGAAGTAGGACGCTCGTTCCTGCTGATCGCGTCCGACGAGAACGGCCGCAAGCGACGTGCTGGGATGCCCTTTCATACGAACGGACATCTTTTCGAATGCATCGAACGTCTCGACAGGCTTCCCAATCCAGTCAGGGGCGACGACGAGGGAGGGTGTTACGAGCTCAACTGCTTTCTCCAGCTCCGGAACGGAGAGCGGCCTTCCCATCTCGTGGAACCCGTTGTCGAGAATGACCATCCGTCCGGCCTTTCCCTGCTTCGCATAGAACGTGGCGTACTCAGGGGACTCCAGCGCGACTTGCGCAAGGCAGAACTCGAAGTCCGTGAGTTTGCTGAAGTAATCGAGATAGGCCGTAGGTAGCTCAAGACTGAGCTTCATTGTAGGATGCTCCTTTCGAGGTCTTTGTTACCTTTTTTCGCTTCCATCCAGTTGTTGCCGATGTGGGCGTCCACTGGGCACTTCCAACCGTCGGGGAAGTATTTCTTGAGGGCGGTGCGGTTACGGCATGCAGTGTTGATCTTTTCGAACGTGCTCTGCATGTTCTCCTTCAGGCACTGGTAGGCCTGTTTTGCGACGTCACGATGGGCGATAACGCTGATTGCGTCGTGTACGGACAGCCGCATCGTCGCTCCCTTTGGGAGCTGCGCTTCGACCTTCGGCATTGTTTCGATCATCATGTCGGCCGCGGTGGAGGAAGGTCCGAAGTTGTATGCTTCGGTGATCATCCGGGTGTACCACCAGCGACGGCGGCTCCACGGATTCCGGAGGTAGAAGTTCTCCTGGACGAATTTGATTTCGTCCTCTCGCCAAGTGCGATAGGCTGGAAAGCCAGCAAGATACTTGTTGATGAAAGCCTGTGCCCACTCCGTGCTCTTGCCCTGGGATACTCCGATGCTCTCCGCAGAGCGCCCGTACCCCAACCCGTAAATGATGAACTTCTGCGAGTGCCGGACTTCATCCGTTACGTCGTCCACCGAGGTTCCGAAGGTCGTAGAGGCGGCAGCCTTGAAGACATCGTAACCTGAAGTCATCGCAGCCATGCCGTTTGTGTCGCCAGCGAGGATCATGGCAGCTCGCCATTCCACCTGGGCCCAGTCCGCTTCGATCCAGACGTGCTCCGGGTCGTCGGGGACATAGACCTCACGCAGTTCGAACGGAATGTTCTGCCCGTTCGGATCCCAGCTGTTGAGGCGACCGTTTGCGGCCTTCGCACTGCCGAAGCGGGGATGGACGAAGTCGTTTTCGTCCGTATCCACTGCAAGGTAGGTGCTGATGTATTTCGTTCGGATCACTCGGATGTCATTGATGAACTGGAGGATGGTTAAGTCAGGGTATTTCAGGACCAACGCCTCAATCGCATCAGCGTCTGCTGTTGGACGCATGCCTGTCTTGTCACGTTTCCACTGAACGTCGAGTCCGAGTTTCGTGTAGAGCAGCTTCATCACGTCCTTCGAGGAGTTCACGTTGAACGTGGGTTCGTTCAGCCCCTCTCGGAGTGAAGCCTCAAGGCGATCGGCTTTCGCAGTTAGCGCCATCACCCATCGCATTGCCAGGTCTTGGTTCTTCTTGATGCCGCGGGTAGACATCTTCCGGAGGATCGGCTGCAGCGGCATCATGTGCTTGTAGTAGAGGTCCGTCATCCCCAGCTGTTGGAGTTCCTCCTTAATCTTGCCGTATGCGCGGGCAGTACCGTCGATGTCCTTGCAGTTGTAGAGGAACAAGTCTTCCTTCGACTTGTCCTTCCAATACTCCATGTCAGTGTAGTTCGCACCAAGAGTTCCCAAATCCTTCGGAAGATCGGCGTTCACGAGAAACTGCCCGATCATTGTGTCGAACACCCGCCCTACGGGGACTTCGATGCCCTTAACCTCGCAGAACGGGATGTCGAACGACTCGTTGTTTTGGCCGACCACTTCAATGCTTGGATCACTGAAGGCGGCACGAGTGATTTCGGCAGTTGCAGGGGACCAACGGTAACACTCAGCCTGACCTGGTGTTCCGTCGGACATTCCGTTACAGATAATTTGGCTTGTACGGGGGTCCAGATTTGTGGTTTCGAGGTCGAAAACATAGACACCAGTACGTCGGCACCGCTCGAGCAGATCAGCTCCGTGCAGTTCAGGGCGAGCGTTTGTGACATAGGCCACCGGGACACGACGGATCTCGGGGAACGTGCTTTCCGTGAGCGCCCGCTGGATGTCGAAGATCGGGAGGCAGTATTTGCTTTGATCCCGCATGACGAAGGCTGGGTGTAGCGTCGCGAGTACTTTACGACCTCCGAACCCTTCCAGAGGCACGCCTCGATGCTTCGTGATACCTGTTTTGCCCGTGAGGACGTAGAGAGCAGTATCTCCGAGGGCGACAACGATGTTTGGGTTGTTGGCTTCAAGCTCTCCGATGAGGTATCGAGCGCAGCATCGGATTTCGCCGTCAGTCGGTTTTCGGTTGTGCTCGGGCTTGCACTTGACGCAGTTGGTGGTATAGTGTTCCCAAGAGCTCGTGCCGGCGAGCTGGTTGATTCGGTCGTGGACTTTTCCGGACCCGCCGATGAGGGGTTGGCGCTGTCCGTGTTTCGCTTCTTCCGCACCAGGAGCCTCCGCTACGTACATAAGAGCGCTGTTAGCTTTGCCTCGGCTGAAGACAGGGCCGGGGCGGTGGAACAACGTGCATGGCCGGCATTCGTCGGGTTTGTTGTAGGGGTTTTCGAGCTCGCGGCAGTCCTCGCACAGGCACTCGTCTGTCCGTTTGTACTCCGCGACGCTTTTTGCGACGTCCTTCTTCCCGCATGCGAAACAACGCGGAACTGTCTGACGATACGACCATGCCATCAGGGACGACCTATCAACTGCATTAGTTCCATCCTTGCCGCCGGATTGAGGAGGAACACGCCCTTCATGACGGAGGACACAACATCGCCGTCGGACTCGACCCCACGACACCGCATACATCCATGCACGCCAGCAAGAATGACGCCGACTCCTTTCGGCTCGAGGACTTCGTCGATGCTGTTCGCGACTGCATGCGCAAGTGCTTCTTGAAGGACGGGCTTTGTGAGGTGCTGTTCGACTACCCGTGCCAGCTTCGAAAGCCCCAATGTGAGCTTGTTAGGGATGTACGCGACATACGCCTTAAGCTCAACGGGTAAGAGATGATGCGGACACAATGCAAACACTCTATGCCCCCGCATCAACACAACATCAGCAGCGTGCGCTGGGAACGTCTTCCAGTTGTTCGGTGGGGGTGATGTCATCTCCAAATACATTCGGGCAACGCGACCAGGCGTTCCTTCAAAGTTCTGGTCCGTCCTCCACTCGACGCCCAGCCACCCATCGAGGAGTTTAGCGAGACCCTGTTCCATCTGTTCGATGTCCCGCACCTCTACTTCACCTCGGTGACGTCATCGACTTGCGCGTCGTTGAGTCCGAGGTCCTCCATGCTGTTGAGGCGGGCAGCTGCGAGCTGGCCCTTTGTGTCGGCTTCTTCTTTCGACGGCGCTTCGACAAAGACGGTGATTGTGATTCCGAATTCCATTAGCTCTCCTTCTTGTCAGAGACTGAAAGTGTGATCGGGCAGGTCTTCCAAGCGATAGCTGCCAACGGAACGAGTTCGACCAGATGCCTAACAACGCCGATGATGGCTACTGTGTAGTGGGCGTCTCCCTTACGAAGCCAGTCTTCTAGCTCTCTGTACGCCCTGCCGCCTGGATGCTCGAGCGACTCGAACTCTTCGCTCAGCCCGTGGGCGATGTCAGCTGCATGGTTTGTCATCGGACACGCAGCACTTTATGAAGCTGGACGGACAACCGTAGCTCCGGGTGTTGATCAACCAGCTGCTGGCACAGCGCGAGCTTGTCTTTGTCGATGTCAAGCTTGCCGTTTCGGGGTTGGAGGAAGACGACTTTCTTCCGCGCCCAGAATCGGGCTTCGTCGAGGGTGAACCAGTGCGTTCCGGGAGGGGGGTTGATGCCGAGGCCGGGAACGATGACTTTGATTTCGTCGGCGATTTCTAGCATGTCGTCCCGAAAGCCGGGTTTAGGTGACACACAGATGTGATCGAACTGCCCATGCTTGTCAACATCGAACGCGACCGTCCCCGATGTCTCCACATGCACGATCTTCCCCTTCGCACGCAAAGCGTGCACCAGCGGGGCTGTTTCGTGGTCAAACGGTTCGCCGCCTGTGAGGCAGACGTGTTTGTAGTGGTTGGTCCACAGGGCGAGTTCGGCCGCGTTGAACTCTCCACCGCCGAGCCAGGGAAGGGTTGTGTCGAAGTCGGTGTCACAGTGCTGGCAGATGCGTTTGCCGACGGAGCAGCCGACGAGGCGAATGAAGGCCATTGGGGTGCCGGAGAACAGGCCTTCGCCTTGGACGCTGAAGAAGCGTTCCGCTACAGGATACTTCACGAGACCTCCTTCACCTTAAGATAGTATTTGCCGCCGATAACAGCAGCGTCGCCTCTGAAGTGAAGAACAGTTCCGTCCTCCACCTGATCGTTTTCCTCCGGCTCGATGAGATCGACGATTACTCCCTCGATCTCGTCTTCAGGCCGGATTTGTAAGCCGTCGAGCATCCGGTCTAGCTGGTCACGCTTCACGGCCACACCTCAACGATCTTGGGAAGGGCGTTACTGTCAGGCGTGCTTGCGGTTGCAGAACAATCCCGCTGCTCCCAGCACGTGACTTGTGTGTACAGGCCTTCCGTCCTCATGTGTTCGCGGACGAGTGCCGCGAGGTTTTCAGCCGTCGGAGGGACGTTCAGCACAACAACCTTCGTCGGGATCGGCTGAAGGCGAAGTCCCTCCCGAAGGGGGTCGCTTTCCTCCAGCACGAACGCATGGTCGAACTGCTCGAAGAAGTCTCGGACGAGCCGTTTGAGATCGGAGAAGTCAATCACCATGCCCGACTCCGGGTCGACTGGTCCGCGAACTGCGATCTCGAACAGGTACCCGTGGCCGTGAGGGAACCTACACTTCCCCTCATGCCGCTGAAGCCGGTGCCCGAACGGCACTTCGTGTCTGAACATAACTTCACTGCTCAAGGTTTCTCCTTCAGAGGAAGAACAACCCCTTTCGGGGTTGGTTTGGTTCGTTCGTTCCACACGCCCTTTTCCCGCAGCTCCGCTTCGATCTTTGCGGCTACGGCGTGCATTTCATCCTTCAGCGTGTCGCTCAGGATCGGATGCGTCGAGAGAGCGTTGTCCGCGAGCTGCCCGGAGCCTAAGGCGACAAGGCGGAGGTCTGCTCGGAAGACTTCGAAGAACGTGAATATGATACTCATCGACGGTTTTCCGGAATCATCGTTCGTTCTCCCGTCCATGGGGTTACAACACACAGCATGTGCCCACAACTACACTGACCGGGAGGGCACTTGATCGGATACGTTCCGGGCGGATCGCAGTTCGGGCAGTAGCGTTCGGTCTCCGCCAGAACTTCGTGGTTCACGAGGTCGTCCGGGGTCAAAACGGAATCTCCTCGTTCGAGCGCTGAAAGCTCATCACGAAGATCGTGTTGAGGATCACGGCGGCGAGGTCGTCGTCCGCACTGCCGGCGGTGAACAGTTCGTGTGAAGCAAACGGAACGTCGTCGTGAATCTGATCCCGGACTAACAACAAGTGGTCGATTGCGTGGTTCAAACGGTCCAGGGTGAACGCCTTGTCGCTTGCGCCCTTCTGCCAGTTGTTTTCTCCGTACTTCTCCGCGCCCATCTGGAACCGTGCCGCGATCCGCTGCAACGCCCACGTCGGAATGAGGTCATACCGCGGCTTCCTTCCGGAGGACGCTGCTCCGGAGGTAAACACATGCTTGTCCTCCCCTAGCGGCATTTCAGGCACCGGATTGATTAAGGGCTGACCCGCACCTCTATTGTATTGCTGTGACTGGTATTCACGAACGTCTTCTGGAGGCATGCTAATACTCTCCCCTTCTCCCGGATCTCCGGCGTTAGTGTGATAACCAAACATACTTCCCCTCCGATAAGCTCAAAAGGCGGGGCGTGAAGAATGGGGAAGAGGGAGGTGAGATTTTCACTGCTGCCATACCCCTGCCCCGCCTTTTCAACCTGTCGGAAGCGGGAGACGGATGTAGAGTCCGTCTCCCCCGTTCACGACCTACTCGAGCTTCATGAACTTCTTGATGCGGTTCTTCTCCGGGTACTTCCCGTCGGCGCTCTCCTTCATGATACCGATCACGCCGAGGAACTCCGCGTCGACGATCCGGTCGGTGTCGATGTTCTCGTCCGCTGGGTATTCGATGGCGTCGAGGAACTGCCGGCTGCGGGACGAGTACTGCCCCTCGAAGTCGACCTGCTCGAAGATGTAGCGGCCGAAGTACTCGCCGTCGTCCTGGATGATGAGCTGAAGGTTGAGACCGTCGACGACCTGGCTGTCCTGCTTAACCGTCCCAGCAGCCTTCAGCGCGGCGGCGTCGCGGTACTCCACCTTGTGGACCTTGAGGCGGGCGGTCATCTCCGGAACGACGTTTGTCTTCGGGAGGTCGGACGCTTTCCGTTCGATAATAGGCACTGTTCTTCTCCTCAATGCGAGTGTAAGGATAATCCCCCACACAGTGAAAGCTGGCGCGAGAGTGAATACAACTACGCCAGCCAGGGCGAAAAGGCTAACGACTAGGCGCTTTAGCTGCTTCATCCTTTCCTGGGGTTAACCGGGCGATGGCGCTCGGGTCGCCCAACATGAGGTCTTTAAGCGCTTCCAGGTCGGGAAGGATGAGCTCCGGAACAGTGATGTTCTGATCCTTCATTCGGTCTGGAAGCCGGATTCCGGCGACAGCCTTTGCGACGGTTTTTGTCCGCATCAGGCGTTTGCCGTTGTGTATAACGCCATGGAGGGTAGCGTCGGGCCAGCCGGGAAGCTCGCGGGGAAGCTTCTGCCCGGGGATTTCGGGGGCAACAAACTGAATCTTCGCCTGCCCTGTGCCTTCCTCCTGTACGCCTTCTCGTGCTACGACGCAGAGGTGGGCGTTGAGGTTCAACAGCATCTTGAACTGCTGTCGACCGCGTTCGGCGACGTAGCCGTAGAGTTGTCGGCCATCGACTCCTGCGATGCTCGCCATGTCGCCTGGGGGGACTTTCAAGGCGTCTTTCGCGGCGTCATACCACATCTCGCCCGCAGCGGAAAGGCTGTCCATGAACACCCAGTCGAAGCGGTCGCCCATGTATTCGACCACGCCGTCTGCACGCTTGTTCAGCTCCCCGAGGATTAAGCCGAGGTGCTTTTCGTTTTCGAAGACGATGTAGGGAATGTCGCAGTCCTGCAGAGTGCCGAGGCCCTTCCTTGCCCCGATCTCCCCCGCGAGGATGAGGCAGCTTCCCTTAATCGTCCGGGCCAGCCTCGTCTTCCCCCACCGCGCCTGGCTGTAGACCAGAATCGTCGCCTTCCCCTCCACGTTCGTGCTTGTACGTCTCAAGGGAGGTAACGACAGACCTGACGCGGCCTTGTTGATCGCGTTCGACTGTGCCTCCGCGTTCTTCACGGATCCTACCAGTGCCATCGATCTCTCCCTCTCTCTGTGCCGGAATTATCCGGCAAGCAATTTTGTGCTCTGCGATCGTAAGTTCGAAGAACGGCTTCCATGAGGGTTCCTCGTCAGGATCATCGTTCAAGCGAAGCGACACTCGAAGGAGGGTATTGTTCAGCACCTCGGCTTTACAATACCCCCACCTCGTCCTGCCGTCGCTGTCGAAAAGAAACGTGCTAGGCAGGATGATTGTCACCCTACTTGTCCGTCTCCGGCTCGTCCTCGCCTTCGTTCTCGGTCAGATGATCGACGACGTCATCGATCTCCGGGAGCTCGCCGAGTTGATCTTCCGTGAGCTCGTCGCTTTCCTTGACGCCCAAGAGCTGCTCGGACTTGTTCACCCACTCGTTCGCGATGTCTTTCAGGTTCATTCTGTCTCCTCAGAAGGTTCGTATGCACTGATGGCGCGCTCATCAATGACACAGAAAGTTCGGCCCTCGTACTCGAAAGTGCGTTCGCTCCACTTTTCAAAGTACACGCGCATGCCGGTGAGAACGGGATCAGAATACCAGCCCCAGGAAGGGCTGTGAAGGTGGCAGATGCCGGAAGGCCGCATACGGTCAGACGCTGCCCATGTGTCCACGCCAGAAGAGGCCATGTCATCCGGAAAGTAGAGGCGGTGGACTATGCCTTGAGGCGTGACGAAGTCCTTGAAGGTTTCGTCGGGATCCCGACTGACCAGCAGCTTTCCGGGAAGAACGTTGAAATTCACTGCTCGCCCTTTGGCTGCTGGAGCAGCTCGAACTTCAACGCGAGCTTGTCGAACAGTGTGTCGGCGACGGCGATTGCGTAGTCCGCAACTTCCTCCGGAGAGGCGTTTTGCGGGACGCCGGCAATTGCCATTCCGACGATCCAAAAGTACGCTTGAATTCCGGGATGCCCCGGCACAAACGTCGGCTTGCTGTTCAAGCCCATCGGCGGGATCATTTCGGAAGCCATTGGGTGGACCGAAGTGCTCTTCAAGCGCGCCACGATCTCTTCGTGCGAGAGCCGCCGGGGCTGTTGTGTGTTGTCGTCGCTCACAGCAGAACTCCTACAAGGAAGAGGGTGAAGAGCATGCCGAGGAGCAGGCCGAAGGTGAAGCTGCCGAGGTTGAAAGGGCGTTGTCGCTTCCACGGGCCTTCAGTATACACAACTTCGCCCTTGTACGTGAAGTCTTCCGGCTTCAGAGGTTCGTGGTTCATACGCTTTTCGCCTCCGGCGTTTCGACGTAGTCCATCTTTCGGTGGACGAAAAGATCCCGTCCTGCCTGTGTGTCCTTCAAACAGAGGTTGTAGTACGGGCACGTGCCGAAGTAAAAGCACCACTTCGTGTTTTTGGGGTAGGCGTACCGGCGAGGAAGACCTTCGGAGATGAACTGTTCTCCCCGCACTGCCTGCCTGAGGATGACCTCACACCACCCGAGCCAGTCGTATTGGAACTCCGTGAGTTCGGCATCCGTCCTCGGAAAGATGTCCCTGTGGAACTGAGGGACCTTCGTCTTCACGAGCATGTCGACGATGACGCCCTGAACGCGGGGTTCGAACGGACTGCCTTCCGGAAGCTGTTGCTGAAGCAGCTTCGTTGCGGCGTACGTATAGGCCGTGAACTGCAGGTCCATGGCGTATTTGCTCACGTCCCGGAGGTCGAGCTTTGCAGCTGTCTTGTGGTCGACGATCCAGATCTGCTGGTTGAACGTGACCAACTTGTCCAGACGGAAAACGATGATGCATTCCCACGAAACGCCGTCGATCAAGACTGTTCCGACCGTGACCTGCCCGCCGATCTCGATCCCGAGCGGAGTGAAGGGCTGATCCCCCCAATGGTCGACGTACGCCGGAAGCAGCTTCCGGAGGGTTTCTTCGGCGGCCGTGATTTCCTCCATCTCCCCGGGGAGCATTTGCTCGTCCTTGAACTCCATCTTGAACCGAGCCACGGCGGCTTTCATTGCTTCGTCCATCGAAGCACCGGACGCCAGTTGCGCCAGCCCTTCATGTGCGCCGCTTCCGAGCTCCATGCGGATATACGGTTTTCCGACGTCGAGGTCTTCCACGTACTTCCACATGAACGCCCTCGAACAACCCATGTAGGTCTGCAGCCGGCTCTGGTTCATCCGGAAGACCAGCTGTTTCTTTTCCTGGTCGATCACGACCAGTTCCGGGAGTTCCACGGGCACCATGAACGACCGGTTTTCGTCAACTGACACCCGCTGCCGGGCGGTGTTAGGGATGATCACTGTTCGTCTCCTGTAGAGCAGTCACCTGCTCGAATTCTGCTTGCACTGCCGACATCTCATCGGCGTCAACCGGCGAACGCCACCCGAATAGGAATTCAGCTTCCCGCTCCGGTGACCGGTAACGTGGTCGAATTATTCCACGAAGTGTGTGACCGAAGCCCTTGCTGATTTCGTTTCGGACACTGATCTCTGCTTGCAGCATGCCGTTTCGGAGGGCAATCCGGAGCCACCCGCCTCCGTGCGAACCGAGCAACCACAGCTTTTCGTTGTTCCGCGGCGCCGGAAGAAGTGTTGATGGATCACCGACCCGCACCTCTAAGGGCAGTTGCGTTGCCGGCACTTCTGGTGTGTAGAACGGTTCGGTGACGAAACGCGACAAGATGACCGCGGCAGCATATGCGGTGTTCGTGTCGTGTTTGAGTTCCGTCACGAGGAACTCCTCCATCTGCTTCCGGGTGGTGTAGGAGGTCCACTTAGACAGAAGCTCCAGCAAGTGCTGGTCGCTTTGCTCGATCGTCCACAACAACGGAATCGCAGTCGCCGTGTACATTCGATGCGGGCCTGTTTTTACGGGGTCCGTCAGTTTGATGGCGACAAGATTCTCCGCGTCGTCGTTCGACCGCAGGAAGAGATTCTGCTCATCATTCCCCGACCACCAGAAGTGGTAGTCGGAGAAATGTTCGACGAGTTCGTCTCTCTCCCACGACGTGATCCGGATGCTGTCGCTCACTCCGCCCAGCCGAGGTTCTTTAGCGTTCGGAGGATTCGAGCGAGCCTCTCTTCATGCTCATCCAGCAGCCGACGGATCTTCCGGAGGCTGTACGGCGTTAGATCCTGCGGCTTCCGCTTCTTCCCCGACAAGCTCGATAACGAGCGCGGAGAGCTCTTTCGGCTTGAACGTGAACTTTTCGTCGTCCGTTTCATGTCCTGTCTCCTGTCTGTTGAGGATGTCGTCCTGCATGCTGTCACGGAACTCGTCGATGTCGAAAGGGATGCTGCCGACACCGTCCACGGGTTCGACTTCGATGATCTCCGTCCGTGTGATACTAACGCGCATGCTTCACCGCCGTCTTCCAGAACGCGCGGTCTTCGTATTCCAACGGATCGACGGTCATCACCTGATCGAAGGCTTCAAGGCGTTCCACGCACGTTCCACACCGCCCACATGCGTGTCGGCGGCCGGCGTAGCAGGTCCAGGTTGCGCCGAACGGAACGTTCAGTCGGAACCCAAGCGCTACGATGTTCGCCTTGGAAAGCCGAAGAAACGGGGCAGCAAGACGAGGAGGGCTCCAATCGCACAGTTCTACCGCACTCGCCATTGCATCGACGAACTCCGCACGGCAGTCCGGGTAGACCGCGTGGTCCCCTGCATGCGCCGCGTACATGACGAGGTCCGCTTTCAGCGCGATCCCACGTGCCACGGCGACCGAAATCAAGAACATATTTCGGTTCGGCACGACCGTCGTCTTCATGTTCTCGGCGGCGTAGTGTCCCTCTGGGACTTCAGCATTTCCGCTCTGCGAGCTCGTCAGGTTCTCCAGAATTCCGGAAGGCACCATGATGATTTCGTGCTCCACCTGATAGTACTGGGCCAGCGTTTTCGCGGCGACAAGCTCTTTCATATGCCGCTGCCCGTAGTTTATGCTCAGAGCTGTCACCTCCATCCCGTGCGACACACAATCTGCCAAAAGCACTGCACTATCCATCCCTCCGGACAGCAGCACCACGGCGTGTTTGTTACCGTCATCCTTTGGTTTGCCGACCCGCACCTCTACGTCCTTTTCCATTTCACTCTCCTCCTCGGTTGCCAGATGCTGGTCGTAACGAACTCCAAGCACTGAACGCACCGGAAGATCGCCGCACGTGGTGTGACTGCGACCTTCCGCAACGTTCTGTGCTTGCACATCGTTTCAACA